ACCTGTTCCTACTTTTGGGTCTTTTCTTTTTTTCTTGATTGTCATTATATAAGTTATCAAATGTAATACTAGGGTCTAGATAGCTTTCGTGGCTTTCTGCCGAATGTGTCCATTGAGACGGTGTAAAGTCTGGAGCACCTTCTCCAGTAACCCACAAAGCAGGGTTTGTTACTCGTACTCTATTATTTGGTAACGCTACAATATTTCCTGTAAACTCTCCAGCATCTATTAGTTCTAGCACATGCGACTGTTTATGTTGTGCTGGATCATCTGATATATAAGAGTCGGTGTAGTCTACTGTAAACATATAACGTCCTGTATAAAATTCTCCATTTATTTTACAAAGCCACGGACTAGATGAAACTCTATCCATAACTATTATAGCATGATTTCTAGAAGAGCAGTCCCAAGGTTGGACAAAATGTGTTGGCATTAACTCAGGCCATTCATCTAATCTTGTGTCTGCTACCAGTGCAGCTATTGGCATTCTTGCCCACATAGCTCCACCGTGGACGTTGTCTTCTTCATCACATCCAGTAAATACAACTTGAAAACTTAATGATCTATCTGGTATTGTATTTACTGCTATTGCTAAACCGTGTAAGTATTCTCCTTGATATTCTTCATGATTACTTGTAAATTCTTTTCGCACCCAACATTTAAAATGAGGGATGTTTGACATTAGGTAAGGCATTTAGTTTTAGCATCTCCATCGTTTACGTGCTTGTCTCAAGCGGCTATTAGGATTCTTAGCTGCTTTTGGAAATTTTTTCATTTGTCCTGCTGATCTTGCACAGAAAGATTTACGTCTTGCTGCACGTTTACCTGTTGGTTTTTTTTCTGTTACGGCTGTTTTTAATTTAGAGCCGGGATTCTTTCTTCTATAAGCTGCAACACCTTTTGCAGTCATACCTGCACCAGACTTAGTAGGACGCTTGTGACCACCTCCTATAGTAAGTCCTTTCATTCCTGTACCTTTTCTTTTTCTTTTACGTACAGCCATGTTACACCTTTATGTAAGTATCTTTATACTTTTTAAATATATAGTGACATAGGTCAGCCCAATATACTTTAAAGTCTGTATAGTCTTCACGATTAGGTTTAACTATATCATAATTTATTTTACTACTGTCAATATCTACAGCCATTAATACATCTTATCTGAGTAAGTAGCATTGCCAAAACCTTTCATAGCTTGACCTACGCCACGAACTTTACCACCCATGTTACGCTTTACTTTACCACCATATTGACGAATTTCAAATCCACCCATTTCCATAATTTCTTTTTCAGTAGGTGGTACACCTCTAGCAGTAAGTCCCATACGATCTGCTACATCTTGTCTTGCTGGTGCAAATTCTCCTGTCTCTACAAGACGACTCTTACCACCTTTACCGGGACGTACCTTTGCTTTACCTTGAGCAACAAGACTACGCCTACGTGCAGGAGAAACCTTTTCAGGAAGCTTGGCTTTAGATAGAAGTGGTCCTTGTTCTACCTCTTGTCCTTTTGGTCCTGTCTTACGTCTACCAGCTAAAACATTAGTCTCTCTTAGATCTGACATCTCATCTCGTTTTTGAGATTTAATTAAACGATTTAGTTCACTTTGTTCAGCTTTAGTTCTTTTTACTTTAGGAGTTTTTGGTTTTTTAGGTGCAGCTTCTTTGATAGCTGCTTTTAATTCAGCATCAGATTTCTTTTTTGCTGCCGTTAAAGAAATGCCTAATACCTTTGCACCTTTCTTCTGAAGTTCAGTAGCAGGTTTTACTCCACGAGCTTTACGTTTACGTCCAGCACGTTTAGCAATAGTACTAATTAACCTTTTAGCCATAATTAGCTCTCCACTTTAAAAGCTTTACCTTGAGTGTAATCTTCATCTACAACTACATCTTGAGGTGGTCCTTTTACATCTGGACCTTTACGTGCAGCACCATAACCTTGTCCAGTAGGTCTGCCTACAATCTCATCTAAGTTATGTGGACGTTTAATTAGTGTATGAGGTCCAATCATTTCTTTCTCCTCTTTTTCTTTTGTTTCTTTTTAGGTGGTTTAGTTATCTGTTGTCTAACACTTGATCTACTAATCATCGTACATCATAGATACAATTTGACCACCTTTCATAGCAGCAACTATTCTACCGCCTTTTTTAGCTACAGCAAATCCCATATCTTTAGCTGCTTGTTTACCTTTTGGTCCTGAAGCTACAAGTGCTCGTACACCTTTTCCTTTACTACCTTGAGGTATAGTTTTACCGCCACCAGCTTTTGGAATTTTTTTACCTCTTACTTTTGATCTTCCACCGGGACCACCTCTAGATTTCATATCTTTAATAGAATTTCTCAAAGTCGTAATACGTTGTTTATTTTTATTTATATATTTTAACTTTGCTGTTCCTGATAACTTAGCAACTTCTTCTTCATATTTTGCTAATTGATTTTCTTTTTCTTTTAAAGCTTTATCAAACTTATTTGCTTGGTTAGCTGCTACTTGAGAGGGTCGTATGTTAGCATCAGCAGCTTCAGCAGTTGCTCCGGGTGTTCCCATTGCTGGTTGTTTTACATCAGCAGCAGCTTTACTTTCAGCTTTTCTTATCTTTCTAGCGGCAGGAGTATTTTGTTGTTTTGCCCCTGCTTTAGATCCAACTTCTCTCATAACACCTGCACTTGTGTCTTTAGACATACGCACTCTTTTGCCTTCTTCATTTAAACGAGTAGCACTTTTAGTACCACCTTTTAATTTTTGACCTGCTCTTTTAGCAATACTTCTAATTAACCTTTTAGCCATAATTAACTCCCTCCTTGTTGTATTGTGTTAGGACCACCAGCAGGGGAAGCTGCAACAGCCATATCGTCCTGTCTAGTACGTCTAGATTGATTACGTAATGCTTGAATCTGTTCTATGTATTGCTGCTGCCAAAATGTAACTGTACTCCAATCTTTATTAAAAGCTGTAGCTTCTGCCAAGCAAGCATTAAATAATGCATTATAGCAATATTCACTAAAGTAATTAGAAGTTGTTACACTTGTACCTGTTGCGGATGCAAGAGCAAGTGGTTGTGATTGAGTTTGTATTTCAACAGTTAAAGTAGAAACTGGTGTTGGTACTATTTTAATTGTTGAATTATTCTTTCTTGTATAGTATCTGGGTGTACCAGTTGATGCACTCACAGGCCAATAGTCGTTGACATATTCAATAGTTCGTGGTAATAGATTAGTAATACTTGTACCAGAACTTACTTTAAAGTTTACATTACGAATTACACGTACACGATCATTTAAAGATATTGCCCCTGCATTACCAGATGAAACTGAAACATTTGTATACTCATCTAATCCAAAGTCATCTAAGTCTTTTATTAATTTAAACTCTGCTCTTTGAATAAACTTAGGAATTTGATCAGCAAACTCAGTGCTATCATTCTCAGTCGTATTAATAATGTCAGACTTTAGATCAGAGTATGTAGGCATATTAACCGCAGAACACTGTTAAACTCGCACCATCAGTTGGCGCAGAAACTGAAACGACACCATAAACAGCGGTGCCAAACTCACTAATATAAATATCTGTTGCTTCATTAGCAGCTACATTAAATTGAATAGCAGCTCCTTCAGCAGTTTTATTTGTTGCTTGTCTCTGTCCTTTGATAACAAAAGTACCAGCAGTGGTAGCAAGAGCATGGATAGCAACAATACGAGTTGTGGAAGGAGAAGCTCCATTACCACCATTGTCGCCAACTGTTGTGCCTGTATCTACAAAAGTAAGAGTAGCATCTCCAGTGGCTATAGCTGATTTTGTATTTGTACTCATATTAACCTCATTTCAAAATGAGGGAGTAGCACTTGACTACCCCCTCTGTTTGATTAGGAACCAGCACTTCCAAAGAAGCCACGCCAATCAGATACACCAAAGCTATATCGCTCTCGTGCCTTAAAGCGCAAGTTACCTGTATCAAAGTCAGGCTCCATCTTCGTTTGAAGAGGAGATCTGACAAACATCTTTGTACCATTAGGAACATCAGTCTTAATGAAGTACGAAGTCGTGTCAGTGAACCTTCGGTTGATAAAGTAACCTTCTGGCAACATGCCCAAATGACGGGTTGCGTTGATCGCATTCGTATTCGGGTTCGCTCCAGCAGCACTCGTTTGAGTGTTTCCGGGGCTGGCAAGAATACGATCTGCAATCGCCCATGAGTCAACAGGGACATGCAGTGAAACAGCACTCGCACCAATCAGAATACCACGGTCATCCTTGAGTTTCTGAATTGTTGTAAGAGCAGTTTCCAGAGTTGCTTCTGTAAGGTCAGCAGCCGCAAGCAAGTTGGACTGATTACCATCAGAAATGGTTGGGTGTGCCGCAGAGAAGAACGCAGCCCCGTCACCAATAGTGTCAGTGAAACCATTGTTGAACAGGTTCGCCGCTTTTACCTGCTTGGTGTTAGCCATAGCTCTGGCAAGGCCACGAGCACGAAGCTTGGCAAACGAATCATAAAGATTGTCTTCCATTGCTTCTTCAGTGACTGCAAAAGCAAGAGCCACAGTCTCGTGTGAGTAACGAGCCGTGTAGCTTTCTTGAGCGTCATCATAGACAACGCCAGCACCTTCACCCTTGGTTGGCGCAGTGCCAAACCCAGTGAAGAGTACTTCTTCTTCAAAAGCACGATCTGAGTTTTCTACATCATAGAGAGGTTCGTGTTCATTGTTTACCTCTCCATACTCCATACCGAATACAGCATTAAGACCCGGAAGGAGTTGTTTACTAATACTAGCTCTATTGATAGCCATGATAAAACCTCCTTATTAAGCCGTAGACGCTGTAGCCGTTACAAAACGGTCACGGTGATGGTTGAGCCAAACTTCCACAATAGGATAAGCATCAGAGTCTTTTTCATCTGGGAACTGAGCTTTTCCAACAACACGTACAGCCGCCGCCGCTTCAGTACCAGAAGCACCATCAAGATAGTAGCTGGATTGTCCAGTTGTGGTGCTGCCGCTAGAAGCTGTGGAGCTAACGGTTACATTGTAGTTTTTAACAACAAGCAACTCAGCCGCTGAAAGCGAAAGAGAAGCTTGGATGTAATATGTCTGATCAGGATCAGTAATTACAAAGAACTTAACGTCAGTGGCACTCGTCCCACCCGGCCAATAACGAGAGAACTTTTGCTCACCATTTTCAACATACTGACATCCCATGAATACTCCAGAGGGTTTGAGAGTTGCAGCAATATACGGAGATATCGTTGCAAAGTTCGCACCCGGAAGTACTACTGGATCACCAGTAAAAATGCTATTCGTCGGAGTACCAGTCATACCCGTCGAAGTTAGTTCAATCGTATCAGTGACAGCTTCATTGTTGTAGCCACCACCTTTTTTGCGAGCAGGAATGAAACCACGAAATGCTTTAGTAGTAGACATGTTTCATCTCCTTAGTTGCGAGGTTAGTCCTGAAAGTTAGGACGCCTTCCTCGTGTTGTTACAGAACGGCTAGTATTCGTAATTGGCATACGAGAATCTGAGCTACGCATAAGCTGTGCATTGACAGCATCCATCATTTCATTAGCTTTGTTTTCATAATGATTACGTCTAGCCCTTGCTTTTCCGGCTGGCATTTTAGCAAGAGCCAAGTCACCTCGACTTACTGTGCCTGTATACCTGCCATCCTCTCTCACGAAAGAGGTAATAGCCATTTCAGGTACTTCTTCAGGAGATACAAAAACCCAACCCTCTTGTTGACGTTTGCCAACATTGATGTAGTCATCTTTGCCTTGAAGGGAGACTCGTATCCAACGTAGTGCCATATCCTCTTGATCAAACCGTTGCTGGACAGCAGGTGGAATGTCAAGAGCATTCGGCTCTTCAAAGGTCCATTGTTCTTCTCTCACTGCTTTTTCTCTTTGACTATTATTACGTGATTCATTTCGTGTCATATTTTCCTCCACGCTTAAATTATATCTGTATACTCACCGTCAGCTTTTGTAACTTTAAGCTTTTCGGCAGCATATTGTTCAAGTGGTATACCCCATTTGGTAGCAAGTCTTACGTCTTCTTTTGAAAGCTTAACTTTTTTACCAGAGTTCGGAGATGAGCGTGAACTCCCCGACACCACTTGAGCAGGTTCTGACGTGTTGTCCTGCACACGGTCTGAAGTTTGACCAAAAGATTTTTGCATCCTTCTGTCAATTTCTTCATAAAACTCGTCATCATTCGGATC